TAGAGTAGTCTAATGAATCCAGTCGTAACTATCGGTGGCACAACTTACAATGCGCTAGAAAATCAGTTAACTATTGATGATAATGCGGAACGAAGGTCAAGTGCGGTAGTTCATATATTTGATGGTAAAACTGGTGGTTCTTTTTATAATTTTGAACCCTTCCAATCCATCTCGATTACAGATACTAATGGCGATACTGCTTTTGCTGGAGTTATTATTAAACCAGTAGCACAGTTAATCAGTCCAACACAAAGAATCTGGAAATTACAATGCGCAGACAATCACTTCTTTATTGATAAAAGAATTATTGCACGTGGATATACAAACTCAACTGCTGGAGATATTGTAAGAGATTTAATTAGTAATGTATTTAGTGCAGAAGGAATTACTGCTGGAACAATAGATGATTTAGCTTTAGTTGACCAGATGGTATTTAACTATGTAAATGGCGATAGAGCGATGAGAACATTATCCGAATACACTAATGCAGTTTGGTATGTTGATGAAAATAAAGCATTACATTTTTATGAACGTACTTCTAATGATGCACCATTTGTTGTAAGAGATGATGATGTATTAACAAATCCAATGCCATTTTTTGATAAAGCAAATTTTAAGTATCGCAATAGTCAATTTATAACTAATGTTAAAAACGTTACCGATACACAAGAAGAGTTTTTTATTGGAGATGGTACAAGACAAACATTTACAGTAGGTTATCCATTTAATGAAATACCTACAGTAGAACTTAATACTGGTTCTGGATATGTTGCACAAACAGTTGGTATTAGAGGTACTGATGTTAATAAAGACTGGTATATGGCTTTAGGTTCAACAGAGTTGGTACAAGAATTTACAGATACTGCAATTTCAAATACAGATTCTTTAAGAGTTACTTATAAAGGTCAATATCAATTAGTTGCACTAGCAAGAGATGATGCAGAAGTAGATAGAATAGCTGCATTAGAAGGTGGTTCTACTACTGGATATATAGATGCAGCAACTACGCAATCTGGAATAAAAGGTTCAGAAGCTGCTATTGATGTAGCTGCCAGTTACTTAGATAGATTTGCACAAACAAGTACATTACTTAGTTTTACAACTACTAAAGCAACTCCATCAAGATTAAGAGCTGGACAAGTTCTGGACTTTCAACTTATAAATCAAGATATTTCTGGAATATTTTTAATTGACCATATAAGAATAAGATTTAGAAATAATTTAACTTATTACGATGTTAAATGCGTAGCTTCTCCACCAGAATATACTTTTGAATCATTTATTAGAGATATAGATGATAAGATTTCTGATGCGTTTATTGAAATATCAGAAAATATCGATACTGAAGAAGTATTAGTTGTTAGAGCAGATGGTGGCACAGAAACTGCTAGTATATCTGAAGTAGATGTTGAAACAGTATTGGCATGTCCATTACCAAGTCCAACAACATTTGTAAGTGGGAGTTTAGTTGTATGTTAAATTGGCAAGGAACTTTAAATATAAAAGCTTTTGATAAAGAAGGTAATTTAATTGATGAAACTAATTTAAAAAATTTAATTACATCAGAAGGTAAAAATTTACTTGCAGAAGCTTTAAGGAATAGTTCAACAGACTGCGAAATTAAATATATTGCAATAGGTTCAGATAATACTGCACCTACAACTTCTGACACTACGTTAGGTAATGAAACTTTTAGAAAGGCAGCAACCAGTCAAATAGCTGGTGGTACTGGAATTACAATAACAAATCTTTATGTAGCACCAGAAGAAGCAGTAGGTACTATAGAAGAAATCGGTTTTTTTAGCGGTAGTGCTGCAACTTCAACTGCAAATTCTGGAATATTATTTGCAAGAGTTTTGTATAGTCGTACAAAAACTGCGGTAGAATCAATCCAGATAGAAAGGACTGATACTATTGGCTAACGTTGGTGGTTATTACACACAACAAACATGGGTAGCTGGCGCAACTCCATTAAGCGAAGCTGCACTTAATAATATTGATTCTGGAATTGAAGGTTTACAAAAACAAGGTGTTATCAAAAATGGTACTAATATAGCAGAAGATAAAACACTACCTAGTGGAGAAAACTACATGTTAGTTGCACCGATAACAATAGATAGTGGAAATACTTTAACAGTAGAAGGAAGATTAAAGATTTTATGAGTGAATTAAGCGTAGATACATTATCTGGTTCTAGTGGCGTAGTTGTTACTATTAAAACTGGACACACACTTACATTAGTTGAAGATTTAGATGCAGGTACTGCAAAACTTACTAATGTAGGAGAACCAACTGCATCAAGTGATGCTGCAACAAAAAATTATGTTGACACACAATTATTAACATTAGACACGTTAGGAGAATTAACTAACGTAACAATTACTTCAGTTGCAGACAACGAAGTTTTAGCGTATGATTCTACAAGTTCAGAGTGGATAAATCAAACTGCAAGCGAAGCTGGATTAGCAACATCTGGAGATTTATCTTCTCATACTTCAGATACTTCTAACCCACATAGCGTAACCGCTGCACAAACTGGCGCTACAACAACTGCAAATAAAATAACAGACTTTACTGCACCAACAAGTGATTTGGATATGAATAGTAATAAAATTACTAGCGTATCAGACCCAACACTTGCACAAGATGCTGCAACAAAGAATTACGTAGATACACAAGTAGCTTCTAAAGATGCTTTATCTGAATTATCTGGTACATCTGATGATATTACTGAAGGTACAACAAACTTATTTTTAACTAACGAAAGAATTGATGATAGGTTTAATGATTTATTTCAAGCTGGTACTGCTTTAACTGGTACTTATGATGATGCTTCTAACACATACACATTAAATGTCGATTCTTTAACAAATGCAAATATTGATGCAGCTGCTGCTATAGACCAGTCTAAGTTAAATCTTTCTATAACTAATTCAGAAGTAAACGCTTCTGCTGCAATAGATGCAACTAAAATACATGATGGTTCAGTAACTAACGCAGAGTTTGGATATATCGGTGGACTTACATCTGATGCGCAAACACAATTAGATGCAAAACTTGCACTAGCTGGCGGTACTTTATCTGGAAATGTAGCTTTTGGAGATAATGAAGCAAGCGGAGTAGTTCTTAAAGATTATGCTGAAACTGATGTAGCAGTATCTTCTTCTTCTGGCGTAGTTGCAATAGATTTAGCAAATGGTAATACTGGTTCTTTAACATTAACAGAAAATGTAACAGATATAGATTTTACAAATGTACCAACTGATGGAGTATCTTCATTTACTTTAAAAATTACACAAGATGCTTCATCAGCTTATACAGTAGCAATAAATGCGGTAACAGTTAATGGTGGCGGAGATGTAACTGCTAAAACTGCTGGTGGTGGTGGCTTTACAATGTCATCAACACTTAGTGGAGAAGATATAGTATCATTTTTATTTTTTGATGCTGGAACACCTTACTTAAACGCATTACAAGATTTTAGTTAAAGGAGTTTAATATGCCATTTGGGGCAGCTAGATTTGGATTAAGCGGCGGTGGTAGACCAGCTTTAGAAGTATCTTATTTAGTTATTGCAGGTGGTGGCGGTGGTGGTTCTGGTTATCATGGTTCTGGTGGCGGCGCAGGCGGCTACAGAAACTCATGGTCAGAAGATACTTATTCTGGACGTAATTCTTCTTTAGAAAGTGTACTAACTTTAAATACAGGCACAGGTTATACAGTACAAGTAGGCGGCGGTGGCGGCGCTAATGGCTATGGTGGTAACTCAATATTTAATAATGTAACTTCATCTGGTGGCGGTAAAGGCGTGAACGCCTCGCAGAACGGAAATAATGGCGGTTCTGGCAGCGGCGGTGGCGGCGAAGGCGGTAATGGCGGCGGTTATGGCACAACAGGTCAAGGTTTTAATGGCGGCGGCGGTTCTCCAGATGGTGGCGCTTATGGCGCAGGCGGCGGTGGCGGCGCAGGCGGTAATGGCGGCGGCGGAGATGGCAACAGAGGTGGTAATGGCGGCGTAGGTTTACACTCTAATATTTCTGGTTCTGATATAGGTCGTGCTGGCGGTGGCGGCGGTTCAGTTTTTAACAACGCTGCTTCGGGTACAGGACAAGATGGCGGCGGTACTGGAGAAAGAGGTAGTGGTGGTACTACAGGTGGCGCAGTTAATACTGGCGGCGGCGGTGGTGGTCGAGATAGAGAAGGCGGAACAGGTAGTGGTGGTTCTGGTGTTGTAATACTAAGATTCCCAGATGCTTATACTGCTACTGGTAATAATACTATTGTATCTAACCAAAATTCTGGTGGAGATGGTAATACAATAATGTTAATTACTTCTGGAAATGGAACAGTAACTTTTTCATAATGGCACATTACGCAATATTAGATGAAAACGATTTAGTTGTTGAAGTAATTACTGGTCGTGATGAAACAGATACTATTGATGGTGTAGAACAAAATTGGGAAGCTATTTATGCAGAACTACATGGTGTAGAACCAGATAAATGTAAAAGAACTTCATACAACACAGGACATAATAAATATTACAATAGTGATAATACTTTACACGATGACCAAACAAAAGCTTTTAGAGGAAACTATGCAACTATAGGATGTAAATATGATAGAGAAAACGATGTATTTTATGCAGCTAATGTTGGTGGCGACAGTTGGATATTAAATACAAATGGTTATTATTATGAACCACCAATACCATATCCATCAGATGGTCATAAATATAATTGGCATGAAGATATAGTAAATTGGGTAAAAGTAGCAGATTCTACAGACTTAGACATAGAACATCCTTAATAAATTATGTCTAATCCATTAGACATACACAAATGAAGAATTATTTTATAAATTGACAACTAAATTTATAGAAGATTATACTAAATTTAATGGAAAAAATACCAATAGAGATTCATCCTAAATCAGAATCTCATCAAACATTAATGGAGTTATATCCACCAGAGTTAGCAAATAAATATTTACCAGAGTGGTATAAAAAACAAAAAATATATTCAAGAGATACAATTCCAAAAACCAAAGATTTAAAAAATTGTCCAGCAATACAAGATATTATGACTTCTGGAATAATTATTCCAGCATGGAGTGATATTCTTATTGAAAAATTTAATGCTGATGGTAAATGGGAGTGGCAAGCTACAATAGGGATGAGTTATGCTTATACAAATGATGCGGAGTGGATATTACACCAACCAGAAAATCAATTTAAAGGTTTAGAAAAAGAAAATTTTAAAATTAATATTGTTAAAGGTTATGGCGCTTTAAAACTAGCTAGTCCTTACTGGTTTAAAACTCCAAAAGGTTATGGTATTGAATTTACAGACCCATTTTACCATCACAGAAGAAACATAAAATTATTTTCTGGTCGTGTAGAAAGTGATAAGTGGCATGAAACTAACTTCCCATTTGAATTTTATCACGATGCTGATGATTTAGAAAAACATCAAATTATTGTTAGAGCTGGAGAACCTCTAATTATGCTAACACCTTATAAAATATCCGAAAAAGTAGAGTTAAAAAAGTTTGATTATGATATAGAATTTAATAAAGAACAAGTAAAAAATTCACAAATTTTATCTTCAGTAACTAGCGACTGGTTAAGATATAAAAAATATAAAGATGAACTTCGTACTGAAGAATAAAAAAATTAATGTTAAGTACACCTTATTAACAAATAATTACAAATTAGATTATATAAATTTAGGTATATTTCAAAACATAGAAAAAAAACATATAGATAATATAGGATGTCCTTCTACAAACTCTTTAAAAAATAGATTATATAGTGTTAAAGCACCAATTAGTGTAGATATAAAGTTTAATCAAAATAATTACGAATATTTATTTGATACAAAAATACATAAAGGCAATAAACACATGCACAATTTAATTAAACAATCAATTAATTTAAACAATAACGATAAAGGTATTACCAGTTTACAGTTTCTTACACCATATTTAATTATTACAGATAGTAAGGATTTAGAATTTTCTATACTTGAACCTAATGTATATACAAAAAATGTTAAATATGTATCTGGTTCATTAATGCCATACTCATGGTTAAGAACAATAAATAGCGCTTATGTTCTTAATCAAAATGTAAGTGAAGGTGTAATTAAATACAGACAAGATAAACCGATGTTTGATATTTTGTTTAACAAGGAAATAAATTTAGAGTATGTAGAACCATCTGAAAAAATAATTAATTACTGGTATCAATGCAAAGACATTACTTTATATACTTCTAACATACAAAAACATTATAAATATATTAAAACACGCAGACCCAAGAAGTTATTATGATATAATCCGAATCATGGATTTTGTAATCGGATTATTAATAGGTTATTTTTTAAAAGAAATTAGTTTATTTATTAAGCGAATAAGTAATTGGGATTTAGATAACAGAAGTTATTTTGATAAAGAGTGGGATTTCTTTTCGACAAATAAGGATGACCTTCCATAATGTGCATAGTAACTACTAAAGAAGATGGTTCTTTTGTCCAGATATGCAACTGCAAACATGGTAGTGATTGTTGCAAGGATAGAAAATGACAAATTCAGACAACTACACACAGAAAGAAATGACAAATAAAATTATGATTGATATAGAAAAGATTTTTAATAAATTAGATGAACTTCAAAAAGATATAAACACTAGACCTACTAGAGCGGAGATATATGGATGGATAATCGCTGGAATATCCATCGCAACACTTGTAAACGTTTTAATGTAGGAGAACAAATGAATATAAAAGTAAATGCTAGTCAGTTACTACAAACTGGTTTATGGGCATTAATAGCATGGCTATTTAAAACAGTTAACGATTTGCAACAGATGGCAGTCGAATATCAAATAAGACTTAATAATTTAGAAGCTGCAATATCAAGTGCAGCTTTAAGAGAACGTGAACTTACTGCACAACTTACAGAAATATTAATTAAATTAGGCGGATAAAAAAGTTAAAAATGGCTAAGACACCAGATATATATTCACGTGATTGTGATAATTGTTATGAACCTTATTGGGATGAAACAGGTTCTGATATATGTCAAAAATGTTTGGACTTTACTTAACTTATTAAGTGGTAATAACACAATATTTAGTATAAATTTGATAACTTAACACTACATCTGGTATCATTGGATTAATGTATGACATCATAAGTAGAGAGCGTGCTGGTCTTTTAGACCCAAAAAAGCGCACACCTATTAATGAATCATATATTAAAGGACTAACAGTCCA